CACACTTCGCAAAGATTGAAAACGGTATCGTTCGAGAAGTTATCGTCGTCGGCAACGGTGACGCACCGACAGAAGCCGCAGGCAAAGCGTTCATCGCAAGCATCGGTCTTGCTGGTGAATGGGTGCAGACTTCGTACAATGCGAATCCGATTGAAGGTCAAGACCGCGGAAAGTATGCAGGCATTGGTGATGTGTGGGATGGTTCTAAGTTTGTTGCGCCGACAAGTGAGGTAGCAGAATGACGCGTTCTTATTTGGGATATGTTTCATCGCAGACAACTGATGTTGCGACGCAAGCGGAAACTACGCCTGCTGTGTGCAGCGGTGGTACTGAATCAGATATCACGATTGGTACGACAACTTATCGCCTTCACACTTTTACGGGTGACGGTACTTTGACGGTGACAACCCCTGGATTTGTTGATGTGTTGATGTTCGGTGGTGGCGGTTCGGGCGGCGCATTGCCAGCCACGACACGCGCTGCTGGCGGTGGCGGTGCTGGTGGCGTACTTGAATCAACGGTCTATCTTGCAGCCAACACGACAATCACAATCGGTGCTGGCGGTGCTGGAAGTTCTACCGTTTATACAAGCGGTTCTGGTTCAAGTTTGGGGAACACTAATCGTTCATTGAATGTTGCTGGTGGTGGCATCGGTGGTGGGCAAGGACAGGAACAAACGATTCCTACCACGGGTGGTTGTGGTGGTGGCGGTTTGTCGCAAACGAATACTGCGTTGCGTACAGGTGCTGTTTCAATGAATCCAAGTGTGTCTGGTTTTGCTGGCGGCGATGGCACAAATACGGCTTCTGGTTCTGGTGCTGGCGGTGGTGGTGGCGGTGTTGCTGCTGTTGGCGCAAGTGGTTCAAGCAACACGGGTGGTGCTGGCGGTGCTGGTTACGATGTGTCTGCGTTTATTGGTGGCTCATCTTTGTTCAAGGGTGGCGGTGGCGGTGGCGGTGGTGTCACTACGGGTGGTGCGGGCGGTTCGTCTGTTGGTGGTGCGGGCGGTTCTGCTGCGAACGGGTCTAGTGCGGCTGCAAATACGGCAAGCGGTGGTGGTGGTTGCGCTAACGGTTCTGGTGGTTCTGGTGGCAGCGGCGGTTCGGGCATTGTGTATGTTCGTCGTCGCACGGGTTACACAGTAAATCCAATCAACAACTATGGAATCGCATCAGGTGGAACTGAATCCAACATCACGGTGAGTGGTGTGAATTATCGTCTGCTGACTTTTACGGGTGATAGCACTTTGACGGTGACAAAGGCTGGACTGTTTGATGTGATGTTGGTTGGCGGCGGCGGCGGTGCTGGTGGCGGTGCTTCCGCAAATGAGAGTTCTGGCGGCGGTGGCGGCGGCATTACCGATACGACTATTTACCTTTCAGCCACGACTTACACCGTTGATGTTGGTGCGGCTGGTGCTGGTGGTTCCACAACCGCAAACGGGTCAAGAGGTTCCAACAGCACACTCACCACAACTTTGAGCAACCTCATCGGCTATGGCGGTGGAAACGGCGTGTCAAGGGCAGGTGGGGCAGCAGGCGGTTTCGGTGGGTCTGGCGGCGGTGGTGTTTTCAATGCTGGTGCTGGTGGTGTTGGCATACAAGGTTCTAATGGTGGAACGGGTGCTACTGATGCCGCTGGCGGTGGCGGTGGCGGTTTTTCGTCAGCAGGTGGCAATGCAACAGGTAGTGCTGGTGTCACGACGGGTGGTGCAGGCGGAAATGGTTTGAACATTTCAAACTTCATTCAGACTTCCTATGTGGCTAGTGCTGGCGGCGGCGGTGGTGGTTCGTCTGTTGGTGGTACTGCGCCAACAGGTGGTGTCGCAGGAAAGACATCAGGTACGGGCAACAATGGTGTGAACTATGGTGCTGGTGGCGGCGGTACTTATGGTGCATCAGCAGGCGGTAATGGCGCAGCAGGCATTGTCTATGTAAGGTTCCAAGTAAGTTAGGATAAGCAAATGGCACATTTCGCATGGTTAGACAAAGACAACAAGGTGTTTCAAGTTAGCGTCGTGAACAACGACGACATTCAAAACTTGGACTTCCCCGAATCAGAAGCAGTAGGCGTTGCTTATCTGACTTCGGTTCATGGTTCAGGTGTTACTTGGAAGCAAACTTCTTATAACGCAAATTTCCGTTCTAAGTACGCTGGCATCGGTGACACATACGATGCTGAACTTGATGCGTTCGTTGCACCTGTTACCGAAGTAGCCGAATAACTACCAGAGTAGGTCACGAATTTCGTGATGTAATCCGATTTATTTGCGCCGATAGAAATCGGTTTGCGAAACCGCTGAAATGGTGTGATGTGGTTTTTGCGTCGTTGTGTGCTTCTTGTTCCGTTGATGTTTGTGTTGTGGGCTAACCGTGTTGATGCGGAAAGTTATGAATTGGAATGTCGCCCTGTTGAGATTCAGCCCCCGTGGGAATGGGCTTACTTGTGCAAGGCGGATTGGGATGATGGTTCGCGTATTTCTGATGAGCAACGCAAGACGGTGAATGTTCTTGTAGTTTCTTCGTTGATGTTTCCGAAGGGGCGAAAGCGATGATGGTTGTGAACTTCGGTGAATATGTGAAAGAAAATGCGTGGACTTGGGCGGGTGCCGTGTATCTGTTGCTGACTTTGACGGGTGCTACTTTTGTGCAAGCCGCTTTGGTGACAATTATAACTATCGTGGTGCATGGTGTTTTGACTTTGAAAGGTGATGATGATGGCAAAGACGATTGAGATTGGGCAGCGGATTGTTGCGTTGTTTTTGACGAATGCTTTGGGTGTGATTACGGGTGCGGCAATCATTGCGCCTGAACTTGAAATTTGGAAGTCTGCTTGTATCGCTGGCGGTGTTGCTGTGTTCAAGGTTGGTGAGCAGTTGGCGAAGGCTAGTTTGGATGGCACTTTGACGAAGGCTGAAATTGATGCGGCTTTTGGTGGTGCGGCTGTGAAAGCGAAGAAGGCACGGAAGGGTTCTGCAAAGTGAGCCGCCCGTACACAGGCACGAATGATGGGATTGCGAAAGGTAAGCGTGATGGCACGGAAGAATTCGTGCGACAGTTGGCTTTTCTAAGCGATGGTGCTTTGTGGAATAACGGAACTTTCATTGTTCGCAAGATGAAGGGGAAGGAAAGTTTGTCGGTTCATGCGACGGGTCGCGCAATGGATATTTCGTATCGCAATATGCGTGACGGTAAGCGCGGCAAACCGAATGGTCGCAAGGTGGCTTCGGATTGGTGTGACATTCTGAGCAAGAACGCTGCGGTGTTGGGTGTGGAAATGATTATTGATTACGCCTTCGGGAAGCATGGTCGCGCGTATCGTTGCGATAGGGATGCGTGGCAGACCTACGATAAGCCAGCGGTGACGGGTGGCGGTAATCCTGCATCCGATTGGATACATATTGAGATTGCGCCGCGGCTTGCGGATGATGCTGAGAAAGTGAAGCGCAAGTTCCGTAAGGTGTTTTTGGGTGAAGATGACGGTGAATGATGGATGCGGGTGTTGCGGCAGTTCTGGTTGGTGTTATTACAGCCATTGGTGGAATTGTTGTTGCGGTTATTCAGTTGATTGGTTTGCGTTCTGAAAACAAGGCTGACCATGCGGTTGTGCAAGGTCAGTTGGCAAGCATTTTGAATTCGGTTTTCAAGGTGGATAGTAAGGTTGATGGGGTTACGGACAGGCTAGATAGACACATTCGGGAACATAGCGAAGGGGCTTTTGGTGGGGTTGTTGAGCAACGAAATTCAGAATGAGATTTCGCAGAAGGGAACCAGCAACAGGCGTATGTTGCAAGACATAGCCGATGGTTTATCTGGTGATGACCGCAAAGATTTCATTGATGCTTTGCATGATAAAAGTATTTCGGCGCAGGTGTTGGTTCTGGTTTTGAAGCGTCGCGGTTTCGCTGTTTCTAATTCGCTGATTTCTTTGTATAGGCGTGGGGGGTTGGGTTATGAAGTTCGCTGATGAAGTGCAGGCGGAAACGCAGGAAGAAGTTTCTATTGTCAAGTTGCGTAGGGAACGCGATTTGGCGCGCCGCGAAAATGAGCGTTTGACGCAGGCGGTGGATGAGGCGAACAAAATCATTCGCATCATTGAGACAGCCAACGCTTCTGAGATTGAACCGCCACAATGGTTGTCGCCTGCGAAGCCGCGTTCTTCTGCGGCGATGCTGGTTGCGATGTTGTCGGATACCCATTTTGATGAAGTGGTGAACCCTGATGAGATGGAAGGGTTGAATGCTTATAACCGCACGATTGCCAAGATGCGTCTTGAACGGTGGGCGAAGGGTGTTGTGAAGATGGCGCGTCACTATTTGGCGGGCGTGAAGTATGACGGGATTGTTTTGGTTTTGGGTGGCGACATTTTTTCGGGTGACATCCACGAAGAATTGAAGGATACGAATGAAGCGACGATGTTGGAAAGTTGCTTGTATTGGTCTGAACAAATTGCGGGTGCTGTCGGGTTGTTGGCTGATGAATTCAAGAAGGTGCAAGTGGTCAGCGTGGTTGGTAATCATGGGCGTACTACGCGCAAGCCGCGTATGAAGCAGCGTGTGGTGACGAACTTTGATTGGTTGTTGTCAAAGATGGTGGAACGATATTTTGCTTCTGACAATCGGGTTTCGTTTTTGATTCCTACTTCTGCGGATGCGTTCTTGAAGATTTATGAACACGGTCATCTGATTACGCATGGCGACCAAGTTCATGGTGGTGGTGGTATCGGTGGTATCTATCCGCCCATCATGCGGATGCGTGCGAAGAAGGAACATAAGTATTTGCAGACGGGTCAAAATTTCCGCACGCTTTGGATGGGTCATTGGCACACCTATCTTTCAACGCCGCATCTAATCATCAATGGTTCCACGAAGGGCTTTGATGAATATGCGATGATGATGGGTTTCGGGTTTGAAGTTCCGCAGCAAGCGTTGGCGATTGTGACACCAGAAAGAAATATCACGGTGCAAGCACCAATTTTTTGTCAAGACAGGAAGCGTGAAGGTTGGTGATGTTGTGCGAATGCAAACTTCAACGATGGGTTATCACTTGCGAAGGTGCGGATGATGACGATGAGTGAATGGAAATGTCTTCATTAGAACAAATATTGGAGTAGCATGGGCGTATGCGCCCGATGCAAGGCAACAAAAGAAAAACGGGTTTAGAACAGTATTACACACCGCAAGAAGTAGCCGATTCGGTAGTAAAAAAACTTATACCAAGCATTGAAGGCTATAAAAATAAGACTTGGCTTGAACCTGCTGGCGGAAATGGTGTTTTTATAGAAACACTCTTGGGCAACGGCTGTTCCAAAATTTTTAGTGTTGATGTAGTGCCGAAACACCACATGGTTGAACAGGCAGATTTTTTGCAAGCAGATTTTGATTTCTCAAATGCTATTGCAATAGGCAACCCACCATTCGGTCGTAACAACTCTTTGTCTATACCATTTTTCAATCACAGCGCACGGTTTTCTGAGACAATCTGCTTCATAGTTCCAAAATCTTGGAGAAAATGGTCTGTTGTGAACAGGCTTGATTCAAACTTTCATTTAGTTGATGACTACGAAATAAATGTTGCGTATGTTGATGGGGGGGGCAATCGGCTGTCGCAACAGAATTGCCTCAATACAATTGTCCAAACATGGCAAAGAAAGCAGTACATGAGAAAAAAAGTACAGGTTCAAGACATGAAAGTTCTTGAAAAAACTAGCCCAAAAGATGCTGATGTAGCACTCACAGTATTCGGATATAATTGCGGAAGAGTTGAAACAGACTTTGACAGGGTAAGCAATTCAACCAAAATTTTTTTGAAACTGATGAACAAGCGTTCACTAGAAGCATTGCAATCCGTTGATTACTCTGTGTTTTCTAAAAACACTTCCTACATTGACGCTCTTTCTATGCAGGAAATCAATTACTTAGTCAATGAGTTCATATTCGGTCAAACATCGTTGCCAGAAAAGAAGTGTAAAGAATGTCTCTGCTGCTAGGACGATTGCCCCAAGATGATGACGAAGATTGAACATTCCCGTGTGCTGGTTGTGTGGCATGATGCGCACGCAATCAATGAAGGTGCGTGGTGTGATGAAAGCGATATTGATGCTGACCCTTGCGTTGTTGAAACTGTTGGTTGGTTGTTGGCTGACAGGAAAGTTGGTCATGTTGTGTTGGCGCAGTCGGTGACGCATGATGGCGGTTTGGATGCGGTGCTTGCGATTCCTGTTGGGATGGTGCAGAAGATTGTTGTGTTAGGTTTCTAGGGCGCGATGTTCCCTTCCCCTTCGGCATCGTGTCGGGTGCGGGTGTTGCACGCAGATTTTTTGCGTGCGCACCCGTTTCCTGATTTGGTCGCACCAACTTTTTTGTATAGTTTTTAGCCGCATGGATATTGGGGTTGGCGTAAAGTTTTTTTGATATTGCTTGTTTTGGGGCTGTTTTGGGGGTCTTTTGGATTTGAATGCTTGGTGCCATACCCTATACTTGAAGTATCGGGATAAGGAACCCCGATGGAAAAGGGAACAACATGACAAACCAAATCATCAACCTGAAAAAAGGTGACACCGTTTATTGGAAGCGGATGCCGCAAGGCGTGTTCACCTTCTTGAAGATTGACAGCGACGATTCACTTCACATCGTCGGTGGCGAACGCGGCTACGCACGCAACGGACACAACGCACTTCCACAAGATGTGTCGCTGCTTCCGTTTGATGGCGGCAAGGAAGCGGTCATCGCATGGTGCAGGAACAACATCTTCGCAGAAGTCACCGTGAAGGAACTTGCTGCGATTGGTGAATGCTCAGAAGCAACGGTGCGTGCGCTCATCAATGACAGGCGCGATATCTTCCGCAAGTCAGATGGTCGCAAGTACGAAGTGCGTGACCCGCAAGCAGACAGACAGCACGACAAGTAATCAACAACCAACAACATCATCGGAAGGAACGACGATGGCAATCAAACAAGCAAGATGGAAATGCCCGCAATGCGATGAAGGTGTTCTTGCACCGACACGCCCACGGAAAGATGATGTGCGGCGGTATTGCCTGCCGTGTTCATCCGCGAAAGGAAGATTGGTGGAACGGATTGCACCCGCGTTGGAAGCGAAGCGCGAACAGCGCATTGCAAGCACGCGCGAGAAGGTGCGCCAGAAGCGTCAGGTTGCGCGTAGGCGCGAGCAACCGAAGAAGTTGCAGGAAAGGTGCGACGCGATTCGCGAACGCATCATTCGCAAGGAAGCCGAACGCATTTGGAAGTTGATGTCGGATTGGCACAAAGGCAAACCGCTTCCGAACATCACCATTGCGCGCGGGCAAAATCGCGGAAGGCAATACGGACACGCAAACATTCCGCACAACAGTTGGAACATCGGGCACATTCAGGTCAATGTGGATGCTGACCAATCACCGACACGAAGCAAACGGGTGTGGGCTGTGCTCGCGCACGAACTAGCACACATCGCTTGCCCGCCAATCAACAAGGGCGGCACGAACTACGACACGCATAACCGCGTGTTCTACTACTGCCTTCGTCACGCATGGCAGAAACGATGGAAGTGCGACATCTCATTTGCGCAAGTACGCACTTGGGGATACAGCGTGGACTACATCATTCAAGGGCAGGCGTATCCGAAAGTGAACTTCATACTTCCAAACCCTGTGACACCCCCAAAGCAAAATCAAATCAACAACAACACGGAAGGAAAATAGCAATGCAGTTAGTAACGAAAGCAGCAGACCGAACCGAATGGTTGGCGCAACGCAAACGCACACCCGATGGCTTGGTGTCGTTCGGTGGAAGCGACGCACCGATTCTGATGGGCGCATCACAGTTCCGCACACGCGGTGACTTGTTCGTTGAGAAAGCAACGATGGTGGTTGATGAGCAGCCAGCCACCAGCGCAATGACCACAGGCAACTACGCAGAACCGATGCTGCTGCAATACGCATCGGACAGACTTGCAACGAACTTCATCACGCCGCAATCCCTGTATCGTGATGGTCAATGGCTCATCACCGCCGATGGTGTGGACAATGAAACCGCACCCGCAGTATGCGTGGAATGCAAGACGACATCGCGGTACAGCATCCGCGATATCTCAGATGTGCCGCCGATGTATCTGTGGCAGATGTGGGCGCAGCAGATGGTTCTAGGTTGCCCCGTGTTTCTGTCGGTGCTTGACCGCGATTTGAAACTGTCGCTGATTGAATGCCCGACGAACACCGATGCGTTCAGCGCGCTGCGCTTGGAAGCAGAAGTGTTTGGTGAATGGGTGCTGCGCGGCGAACCAATGCCCGATGACATTGACAACTTTACCGCTGAGCAAATCGCAACGCTGTTCACCGCACAACCAAAGCAAGTTGAAATCGGTGCTGATGCGTTGATGTGGGTTCAGACATTGGAAGAAGCACGCGCGATGAGCGCGCAGGCGGAAGCACTTGAACGCAACGCGAAAGACCATCTTGCGCGGATGCTGCTGGATGCAGAAGTGGGAACTATCAATGGCGAAGTTGCTGTCACTTGGAAGCAACAGAAGGGTCGCGCAACAGTTGATGTTGCACGAATGCGGGCAAGTCATCCTGACTTGGTTGCACAGTATGAAAAAGAAGGTTCACCATTCAGGGTGTTCCGCACAACGAAGGGAAAAGAGAAATGACATTTGAACTAGACGGATATCTGACCGTTGCACAACGGATTGAGCAGTTGAAAGCGAAGTACCCCGATGCGGTACTGCGACCATACAATCCCGATGAACCGTTCACCATCAAAAAAATTGGTGACAAGGAATTCATTGTGTATGTTGCAGCGTGCTACAAAACACCCGATGACCCGATGCCAGCAGTTGCAGTTGCGATTGAGCCATGCATACCGAAATCAAATTTCACACGCGACAGCATGGTGATGAACGCAGAAACATCGGCTTGGGGGCGTTGCATTATGGCTGCGCTTGCTTGCGATACATCAGGCAAGGTGGCATCAGCAGATGAAGTGCGCAACCGTCAAGATGGCGACCAGCAAATTGCGACGGTAATCAAAGCGTTCCCATCTGCAAAGACACAGCAAGTGACGACAGCAGCAAAAGGTGCAGGGTTCATCACGCAGAAGCAAATCGGTTTGCTTGGCAAACTGACGCGCGAACGCAACATGAACAATGATGACCTGCTTGCCTATGTCGCTTCGCTGATTGGGCGTGATGTGAATGGCAAGTTGGGTGACCTGACCAGCAAGGAAGCATCAAATGTGATTGGTGCTTTGATGAACGGTGAGCAGCCATCTGCGCCAGCAGCAGCACCAGCAGACGAAGAACCTTTCTAATGGCGATTCAAGCGTGGCGCGACAACGCGCGATGTGTTGGTGTTCCGTCTGATGTGTTCTTCCCTGATGCATTGAAGGAAACCAGATTTGATGCTGCATTGAAACTGTGTTCGGAATGTTCGGTCACAGACCAATGTTTGAATTTGGTTATCGGCTTAGACGATGTAGATGACAAGTGGGGCGTGTTCGGTGGGCTGACACCACGACAGCGGCGCGTTGTCAGATACGAAATGGAACGCGGGCATTCGCTCGCTCACTCTGTGAAGGTGGTGAAGAATGTCGGGCGACCCAAGAAAAGGTGAATGCGAAGGCAGGCAAGACAACTGCAAGGTTGATGGTTGCCCGCTGTTCGGCACACTTGGCAAACCTGCGCGTGATGGCAAGCGTCGCATCAAAGGATGCGGTGATGCTGTTGCGCGTGGGCGACGCTCACGCAGGAAAGGATTGAAGAAGCAACGCGACGCACGCAAAGCGTTGGGTGTTGCGCCATCTCACAAGTTTGGTGATGCGAACGAAGAACGATGGAATGACCCAATCTTTGCAAACGAAGTGAAGTCAGGGAAACAGATACAGCCTGCGGTGACCGCATGGTTGCGCATTGAACAGCAGGTGCGTTCCAATGAAGCGGATTTTGGTTCGCTTCGCAAACCGTGTCGCGCTGTGTTGATGCCCGATGATTGGGGAAGTGAAGGTTTGGTGATGGTGCGTTTGTCTGTGTGGCGTGATTATGTTGCGCCTGCGCTCGCGGAATATTACGGGCAGGGCGAATGAACGCATTTGATTATCGTGCAGCCTTTGCAATTGGTCATTCATACGCGCGTTATGTCACCGATTGCTTGAACGATTTGGGTGTTCATGCGGAATTGCAACCGTTGGAATACGCGAAGGATGAAGCAGACAGACGCAGGTTCACTTTGCATGAAAAGGATGTGGTGACTTCGGCTGGTGTGCTGGAAGTGAAATCATCTAGCCGCGTGTTCAGCAACAATCCCGATGATTATCCTGCACCAACTTTGATTGTGGACACCTATCACGGTTTTCACAGCAAGGTTCGTAAGCCGATTGCTTATTGCATGGTGTCGCAGCAAACGAAAGCGATTGTGGTTGTGCCTGTGTCATCGCAGCCTTCGTGGTGCGTGCAGAATTTGTATGACCGACACCGAAAAATCTATGATGATTTTTTGATTGCTGACAGGGATGTGTTGCGTTCGTTTGACGATTTGATTGAATGGCTTAGGGGGAAACATTCGTGATTGTTCGTGGCGCACGAAAGACAACTAATTTCACCATCATTGGGAACGATGTGTTGCGCGATAAGCGGCTGTCATATCGGGCGCGTGGGCTGCTTGCTTGCGTGTTGTCGCGACCTGATGATTGGCGTACTTCTGCTGACAGCCTTGCGCGTGAGGGTTCAGAAGGGCGGGCGGCGATTCTTACGGCTTTGAAGGAATTGGAAACCGCAGGCTATTTGATACGCACACGCATTCAGGATAGGCAAGGTTTGTGGCGCACAATTTCAACGGTCTATGACGAACCGCAGACGGGATGCGCAACCGAAGTTCAGTTTCCGAATGTCGGTTCACCGAACTTCGGTTTCCGCACTTCATTAGAAGAACTAGATACGAAGAAACTAGATGTTGCGTCAGAAGCATTTGAAGCATTCTGGATGGCATACCCGCGCAAGATAGCCAAACGCGATGCACAGAAGGCATGGCAGCAAGTCATGCGTGCAAGTGATGCACCAAATGTGGAAGTAATCATGCAAGCAGTTGAGCGATACAAGAACGCACAGAAGGACAAGAACTACATCGCGTATCCCGCTACTTGGTTGCGTGCAGGTAGATGGGCAGACGAAGTGGAAAACAACTACAATGGGAACACCGAAAGGGAACGGGAATTGCCCCCGAATGTGGCACAAGCACAATCGTTTGCGGCGGCTTACTTTCACACGCGCCGCAACTTGGATGATTTGAAATCAGACATCGCGCATCGCGAAGCCGAATATCAGGAAGCAGCGATTGCGTGGTTTGAAAAGATGAAAGCAGGATGACCATGAAATTGCTTGCAGGAATGTTCTTGGCAACATTGGTTTCGTTTGGTGTTGCTGTCGGTGCGACTTCAAAGGCGGTTGCGCCGATGGTTACGGTTCCGACAACTGTTGTGGTTGCGGATACGACAACGACAACGGTTGCTGCGTTGGCGGTTGATGCTGACGCGAAGTGTGGTCAATGGTGGGCTACTGCTGTTGCTGCTGGTTGGGCGCAGGAAGATTTGCGTGATTTGGATGGTGTGATGTTTCGTGAGAGTCGCTGCGATGCGTCGCAGGTGAATGCGAGCGACCCGAACACGGTTGATGGTGTGACGGGTTCGGTTGGGTTGGCTCAGATAAATGTGTTTTGGGTGCAGGCGACGAAGTGGTATCCGAACGGTTATTTGCAGACGCACACCATCGTTTCGGGTGCGCAGGATTTGTTTGACCCGTTCTTGAATTTGCGGGCGGCGAAGGCGGTGTTTGACTATGACCGCAGCGAAGGAAGGTGTGGTTGGTCAGCATGGGCGTGGAAGGGCTGCGATTGATGCCTGTGGCGCGTTCTGAGGGGGGCTACAAGGGGTGGGGTCTAGATACCACCCCCACCCTTTTTGAACGCTCTACGGGCTTCCTATTGCGTGCTTTTTGTGGAAACCGCATGGAATAAGGGTTTTGCAAGAAATTTGGGGAATCTTGCTGAATGACTTGCAATCGGGTGGATGACGGGCTTATGCTGAATCCATCGGGATAACGAAAGGGAACGACATGAAGAACAAATTCAAGGGTCAATGCCACACCTGCAAAACATCTGTTGCCGCAGGTGAAGGCGAATACGAAGGTGGATATACCTTCTGCTCAGAAAGCATTGGCACACACGATGCGCCAGAATCATTGCGCAGCGCATTCAATGCATGGGGCTTTTCATGCATCAACGAATTCAACCGCAAAGCAGCAACATCATTTGCAAATGGTTTTGAAGTGCGCGCTGCACGCCGCGCCGAACAACAGGCAACTGCACCAACCGCCGAAGAAATCGCCGCCAACAAAGCCGCAAGCGACCTTGCCAACAAGCAAGCCCGCGCTGCACGCCGCGCCGAACTTCAAGAATTGAAGAAAGCGAACATCTGCCCCCGATGCATGGGTGAAGGCGGTTCTGAGACATGGCGGGCAACGGGCTGGACTTGCAACCGTTGCCACGGAACGGGCAGGTACTAGAACCGATAGTTGCAACACATCAATTGAATGAACTGAATAACCGCAAAACAAACAACGAAGGGAAACAGCAATGGCAGTAGTAGTGACCAACAACATCCGAATCATCTGCGATAAATGCGGTGCTGAACATCACAGCACACATCAAACCGTAGGCGCAGCGCGACGCGAAGCAATGGAATTGGGATGGGGCAACAGCCGCAACCAAGACATCTGCGCAAAGTGTCGCCTACGCAAACCAAAAGGTTGGACAGACGAACGATGGGAACAAATCAAATGAAAATCACAATCCTTGTCGCATCATTGTTCGCAACAGCAATCTTTGCACCCAACGCGGAAAAGACCATTGGCGATGATTGGGCAATCCACCCATTCAGCGTCGCGATAACAACGCTCATCATCATGGGCTGCTGGACAACAGCGGAAAGCATGACACCCCCTAGATACAATCGCCGCAAAGGAAAGGAACGCAAGAACTAAGCAATGAATGGGTGGTGGCAAGCGCAAGCGCAAGCGCGTTCGTTCCTTCCCCGCGCCGCTTCGCCCGTGCAATTCGGGCGCACCACATCATTCATCACGAAAGGCGATTTCAATGGAACACCTATCACCGCAACACTTACGCGATGCAATTGAATTCCTACAAAAAGTGTTCGTGGGTTCAGCCGATGAACAACGGCTGGTGGAAACAATAAACGCACTACATCGGGAACTGAAAAGGAAACAGAATGCAAAACGAAAACAAAGTTGATGGTCTGCTCGCAGAAACCGAAGCATGGCAACAGCGATGCGACGAACTAACCATTGCCAATGAGCAACTGCGTGACCAACGCGAAAGCGCACGCGGCTTGGCACAACGCCTTGAAGAAGCCTTGACCCAATCAGAAGAAAAGGTCAAAGAACTTTCCGCAACCGTGGACAGGCTCAGGTTGCATATTCAACAAGGCGTGGAACTGTAATGCTTGACGCATTCCTTGCCATCGGTGTAGTTGCTCTCGCTGGTCTGCTGATGGGTCTTGCACTTAGGAAATTCGCGGAATGAAATGGGGAATGTATCTCGCTGGTTTGGTCATCGGTGGCTGTGTCGGCTTCTTCGCCGCAAGAATCAAAGCAATCAAAACACAGAACGAACAAGCGAAACACACACAAGTTCTCATTCAGGAATTAGCGGCGTTGCGTGGCGAGATGCACGCAACACAACAAGAACGATGGCGATACTGATGAGCAACGACGACACCATCCCCGAACAGCCACGCACAATCCTTGAAGCCGACACAGATGGCTGCGTTCGCTGGCTCATCACCCTTCCACAAAACCTGACCCGCGGATTAGAAGAACCACTAGATGTCCTGATTTGGATGTGGGCAGACGGTTCAATCCATGTCGCAACAAGACCAACCTTTGAACCGCAATGGTCATGGTCACCCCCCGTATATGGTGACCGCATATGAACGAACCAATGAAACGCGCAACCGATGTTCTAGTGAACACATCAATCATCATCAACAACGACAGAAACAAAACATACGGTCATGTCGTTGGTGACTACGAAAAAGTACGCACCATTTTCTACGGGCTAACAGGAATAGAACTAGACCTGCATCAATGCCTGATGTTCATGGCATCAGTAAAACTTGCACGCATCAGAACAAACCTTGACCGCGACATCCTGCACAAAGACAGCCTGATTGACCTGATTGGCTACCTATCACTACAAGCAGAAATCACCGAACCAACATGACCACCATCATCTGCGATTGGTGCAAACAAACCGTGACACACCAACCACGACGAATCATCGGATGCAACTGCGACCCCGACGCACCCCAATGGTGCTACATAGACCTAGACGGAACACCCAAAGGATTACGCGCAGCAAGATACACAATCATCAACGAAGGGAACAACAATGAAGAAATCAGAAATCTATAAACGACACCACAAGGTTCGCCGCCTACCAGCCGAACCCCTGTTCAGTATGTTCAATGGGGAACTGAACGATGCACAAATGGCAGCAGCACTACGCCTGAAAAGAAGTCGCATCGGCTATTGGCGCAAATACGGAATCCCCTTCTACCAAGCAGATGAAGTAGCGTGTCACATCGGCGTACACCCTTCATACATATGGGGCAAACAATGGTGGCAATCTACATAGACCAACTGACACCACACCCACGCAATGTCCGACAAGGCGACATCGGCGCAATATCCGTCAGCCTAGAAACCTTCGGACAATACCGCCCAATCATCTACCAGAAGAAAACCAAACACATCATCGCAGGCAACCACACATGGAAAGCCGCAAAACAATTGGGCTGGAAAACAATCAACGCAGAAGCATTTGATTGCGACGACGACACCGCACTACGCATTCTGATTGCAGACAACCGCGCAACAGACCTTGCCACCTACGATGAAACATCATTACTAGAAATCTTGAAAGAACTAGCCGCCACCGAAAAACAACTAGACGGAACATTGTTTGACCTGCAAGACCTACAACAACTACAAGACGACACCACCCCACCACCCACACCAGAACCAGCCACCATCATCTGCCCCGAATGCGGCGCACAAGTGAGATACGAACCGTGATACATCGCCCATGCCTGAACTGCGGAACACTAACCAACCACACACGATGCATCATCTGCCAACGCGCACACGACAAAATAAAAAACAACAAACCCAAACCCGCACACCGACGCGGCAGTTACCAACGACGCGCCAAACAAGTTGTCGCACAAGCAACCCATTGCTGGCTATGCGGCAAAGGCGCAATCATAAATGACCCATTCACCGCAGACCATGTGATAGCAGGCGACCCCGAAAGCCCCCTGCTGCCCGCACATCGCAGTTGCAACAGCAGACGCGGCAACCGCGACGCACGCGACTACCTGCGCGATGCCGCACCCCCCCGCCCCTAGATTTTTCCACAGGTGGGGATAGCCGCCGCC